TGGTCAGTTCTTAAAGTATGTTTCAGCATCTAGCGAATGGCAGCCAGCTGATATTCCAACAATCAATAATCTTGACGATGTTGGTGATGTTACCATTACATTTGCAACATCAGGCGATTTCTTGAAATGGAATGGTTCAGCTTGGGTTAACGATGCTGTTGACCTTGGAACCGATACAACTGGAGACTATGTAGAAAGTCTGGTTGCTGGTACGGGCGTCACCCTGTCTAACAACTCAGGTGAAGGTGCAACGCCAACCGTTGCCATCGGCCAGTCGGTAGAAACCACAGATTCCCCAACATTTGCTGGCGCAACCCTGGACGCAATTCAAATTGGCATTACTGATGCTAACGAAATTGATACAGCGAGCGGGAACCTCACGATTGACTCTGCTGGCGGAACCGTCACGGTTGACGACAACCTGGTGGTGTCAGGTGACCTGACAGTTAACGGATCAACGGTCACCGTTAATTCCACGGTTACAACATTGGATGATCCGATTATTACTTTGGGTGGCGACACTGCGCCTGGATCCAACGACAGCAAGGATCGTGGAGTTGAGTTCCGTTGGCATGACGGTTCCAATGCCAAGGTTGGTTTCTTCGGCTATGACGAGAGTACTGGCCGACTTACATTTATCCCTGATGCGACCAATACCTCTGAGGTGTTCAGCGGGTCGCTTGGGTCGGTTGATGTTGCTGATGTCTATATTGACGGCACCGCCTCAACTGGCACTGGCGGAGTGGTTCGGGCTACTGACCCAGCCCTAGCGGGTACGCCCACGGCCCCTACAGCGTCTGTCGGGGATAGCACTACGCAGATAGCCACGACCGCTTTTGTGGACGCTGAAATCGGCTCACAGGCCCTTCTGGAGGCTGATATCGCCGCTAAGGGTGATCTGATTGTTGGGGCATCGGCTGGTACTTCGGCGATTTTGAGTGTTGGCACTGATGGCTACATTTTGAAAGCTAATTCATCTGCTACGAATGGCGTCGAATGGGTTGTTGACACGACTGTTTCTATCCATGATGATGCGCCTTCTTCACCTGTCGCGGGGGATTTGTGGTGGGAGTCAGATACCGGAAAACTCAAGATTTATTATGACGATGGGTCATCTGCTCAGTGGGTGGATGCCTTCGTTGGTGCTTCAATTCCATCAAATGTTGTCACATTGACAGGAACTGAAACAGTTACGAATAAGACTTTGACAAGTCCAACAATCAATACACCTACAGTTTCGGGTGGAACGATTACTGGCGCTGTTCTTGATCAAAGTAAAGAAAACTGGAACATTGTCGCATCAGCGGCTACTGGCACTATCAATATTGATGTCAATACTGCCAGCATCTGGTATTACACATCTGATGCGTCTGCTAATCACACAATCAATATTCGTGGTGATGGATCAACCACATTGGCGTCACTTTTAGATGTTGGTGATTCAATGACCGTAATGTGGGCCAATACGAATGGCACGACAGCCTATTACCCGTCAACCGTTCAGATTGATGGCACGTCTGTTACCCCGAAGTGGCAGGGTGGTTCGGCCCCATCTGCTGGTAACGCTTCGTCGGTTGATGTGTATGTATTTACGATTGTTAAGACCGCAGCAACACCGACATATACGGTTCTTGCTTCTCAGACTCAGTTTGCGTGAGGTTGACTGATGCCTCTGTTGACTACGCGTGGTAACGGTGGTGTTTTCGGCCTCGGCTGGTCATCTGCCCCTGTTATTGAGGAGTTGGGTGGCATGGTGTTGCTGACGCCATCGTCGATTGCTTATAGCGGTACGTCGGCGACGATTGGTGCGAACGGGTCGGTTGAATTCGATGCGGTTACCTCGTTGTCGTTGAATGGTATTTTTAGCGCCGACTACGAGAACTATATGATGGTGGTCACGGGTACATCATCGACCGACTGGGGCGCTGTTGGGGCGCGCTTTAGAACATCAACTGATGAAAACGGAAGTAATTATACGATTCAACGGCTTGATGCAAGTGGAATAAATGTGTCTGCAGGCAGAGGCACGCAAACTTTTGCGCGGTTCATGCTGTTAGATAACAGTGTTGGTTCAGGCGGTAAAACATACATATACGGCCCCTACCTGAGTAGCCCCACAGCGTTTAGGTCGGTTGGTGTACCTGCCGACTATGCTGGCAATGGCGTCACAACAAGAGATTGGGCAGGAACGCATTCGCTGTCCAGTTCCTACACTGGAGTTACTTTGGCCAATGAGTTTGGTTCTGATACCCTATCTGGCGCTGTGTCAACTTACGGTTTTGTGGGGGCATAAATGGCAAAAAATGGCCTTTATCTTGTAACCCCGACATCAATCTCTTACACAGGGACAAGCGCGTCAATAAGCGCACAGGGGTCTGTATCATTTTCTGCCGTTTCTTCACTAACATTAAATAATGTATTTTCTTCAGAATATGACAACTATCAAATAGTTCAATGGGTTACTGGTGCCGTTGGAACAGCGATGAAACTTTCGTCAAGCGGAACTATACAGAGTTCCTCATACCAGACGCAGTATGTTCAATACAGTGGAACAACTGTGTCATCCAATCGCTCGTCATTTGGTTACCACCTAACTAACGCTTCAGCAAGTTCAACTCCAGGTGGAAGTTTGACGGAGATATTCGGACCATACCTTAATAGAAACACCTCATTTAAATCAGTCAATATCTCTGGCAACAACGATGGAACGTGCCGCATTCTTGACGCAGCAACTCTGCACTCGGTAACTGGGTCATATGATGGTCTTGTTTTGCAGCCAACATCAGGTAGTAGCCTTAGTGGTCGTATTGCGGTGTATGGGATGAGGAAGTAATGCCTATCAACGGTCTTGTCGTCATAACCCCATCGTCGATTGCCTATTCGGGGACGAGTGCGAGCATCAACGCTGACGGGTCAGTGGATTTTTCGGCTGTCACGTCGTTGAGTTTGAACGGGGTGTTCACTTCGGATTACGACAACTACATGATTAGTATTAGACACTTGGGTTCTGCGAACGCCGCTATTCGATATCGCTTAAGAGTCTCTGGTGAGGATAACTCAACAGCGAGTAGTTACACTAGACAATCAATCAATGTAAGCGATACGACTGTCAGCACTAACAGTGCTAGTGATGATAACGGTCTTATTGGCAACTCTCAGTCATCCAATATGAACGGCGACACCGTTCTGTTCTTTGGACCATACTTGACTCAACGAACAGCAACCCGAAGCATGAATATTAAATCCAACAGTGGTGCATCGTTTTATGACTACGCTACTACGCATAGCCAATCCACATCATATGATGGGTTTACTATTTACCCCAATAGTGGCAACTTGACCGGAATTATGACAGTTTTTGGATTTAACCAATAGGAGAAACAATGTCTTTTGAAATCACAACCGTCTACCCTGACGGACGCACCGAAACCCGACAGTCCACCCCCGAAGAAGTCGCCCAACGCGAAGCCGACCTCGTGGCCTTCGAGGCTGACCGTGTTGCCCGTGAAGCCGCCGAAGCCGAAGCCGAAGCGGCTAAAGAGTCTGCTCAGGCGAAACTGGCAGCCCTGGGGCTGACCGAGGCTGAAATCGCTGCGATTACAGGTCGCCAATAGGCGCATTTGGCGCTTTTTCTTGAGGTGTATAATGACTACTGATCACAGGTCGGAGTACTCACATGGCGATTGATTTTCCTTCTAGCCCTTCATTGAACGACACTCATTCCTCGGGTGGCATTAAATGGACATGGAATGGCACATCCTGGGAGGCGTCGGCTTTAGATACGATCATTGACGCCAAGGGTGACCTTCTTGTTGGCAGTGCCGCCGACACGCTTACCCGACTTGCGGTGGGTTCGGATGGCTATTTTCTAAAAGCCAACTCTGGTGCAACCTATGGGGTTGAGTGGGCTTCGATTCCTACTATCAACAATATTGACGATGTTGGTGATGTTGATGCAGCCTCGCCATCCGATGGAGATTTGCTTCAATACGATAGTGGTACGTCAACTTGGGTGGCTGTTTCTGATCCTACATTTACTGGGACGGTTACCCTTCCCTCTACGACGCTTATCACGGAAGACTACTATGATTTTACGGCCTCAGCGACATTAACACTTTCTACTCATCAGTACAAAGTAATTGAGGCTAATTCTTCAAGCGCTATAACAATTACAGTTCCAACAAACTCCGCCCAGGCGTTTCCTGTAGGTACGGTTATTACTATTGTGCGGGTAGGTTCTGGCGAAGTTACTATCAGTCCAGATTCTGGCGTAACTGTAAATACCTCTATAGGTAGTCGCTTGCGGGTACAGTGGTCAACTGCTACACTCCGAAAGCGAGCAACCGATACCTGGCTTCTTTCTGGTGACCTAAAGGTGTAATCTAAGTGCCGTCAACATCGTCGTGTTTTGATAGAGAAATTCTTGCGCCAGGAATTGTCATTTACAAAAACAACTATGTTATTACTCAGAAAGATTTAAATCTACTAGATCAGCAATGTGAAGATGCTCTTTCCCGAATGTATACATTCATGTACGACGATGACGGAAATCTAGAATATGCCGTGAACCGAAGTTTTCACAAAATGCTGCCCGAGCATATTGATAGAACGTCAATTCGTATTACAGAGAATCTTGATCCAGTTTTGGTTGGTCAAATTGAACAGTCAATAAGTAATGTTCTATTAGACTACATTGACCTGTATCCCGATCTGCTACGAAGCATATGGTGGCGGTCAATGGGTCATTTTTGCGTTTATAAAACTGGGGCAAATCTTGGTTTGCACAGCGATAATGATGTCAACTATCGACCCAAGACTGAGCCAATTGATCAAGGGGCGACAAGACACACTCTGTCATGCACGACCGTACTAAATGATGATTTCCAAGGTGGCGACCTCTATTTTGAGTACTACGACCTGACAGTTAGTCCCAAAGCGGGAGACATTGTTTTCTTTCCCTCTAATTACCTTGCAACTCACTGCGTCCAGGAGGTGACGGAAGGAGTTCGTTACTCGTATGTATCTTTTTATGGACATGGTTCAGCAGACGAGAAGCACAAGGTAATCATTCAGGATTTCACCGGTTATGGATCCGCTACGGGAAAGATCTGGATGGATGATATGTACGAGGAATTCGCAAAGTTTTCTACAAATCCAAATGCTAAAAGGATTATTGAAAGAATTGAAGATCATTGACATGCTTTTCTGTACCGAGAGCCTGACCGCTGGATCTGCTATTCTCCTAGTAGAGAAAATTTGATCGTTTTTGACCCGCAAAACCTGTAAGGCTAGGTACGACCAATGGCAACTTCAGCATGGAACGAGGACTTGCCGAAAGGCACCGTACCCAACTTAGTAGGGTTGACATCAGCCAACGCTGTAACGCAGGTTAGTAATGCTGGATTTATTGGCGGTTCAGTTACTAACTCACCGATTGATGACCCCAGCGGAACTATTGGTTCCTCCCAACTTAATTTAGTTCAGTCGCAGACGGAAACAGCAGGATCAGCTATACCCCTAGGTGAAATTATTGACTATGTTGTAGCCACCCCTTACTTCCCACCCTATTTCCCACCGTTCTTCCCACCATTCTTCCCACCGTTCTTCCCACCGTTCTTCCCCCCGGGGTTCCCAATGACAGGGCCGTTCTTCAAGTGAGAAGTACCTATGAAGATTGAGGATTACAGGCGACCATATATACCTGTAGAAACTTCACCAGTTAATCTCTATGAGATTTCTTTGTCTTCAGCAGACGGCAAAGACCAAAATATACTTAATAAATACCAAGATAAGGTAACCTTGGTCTTTAATGTTGCTGCAGGATGTGGGAATATTCCACAACATGCTTCGTTAGAGTTGCTGAATAAGCGGTACAAAGATGTTCCAGATTTTAATATACTTGCTATTGTTGTCGATGATTTCGTATGTCATGGATACCCGGAATTTCAGAACGGTCTCCAGAATTATATTGACACAAATAAGATGACAATAACCCCCGGACAACTATCAGAAAAATATGCCCGTGAAAACTGGAATGTTACCTACTCGTTTTCTGAACTGACAAATGGTCGGCACGATAAGCATTCATACAGCGAGGACTATATACCTGGTTCAGTTAACATCCAAGAACAGCATCCTTTGTGGTCATATCTCACAGGCGCTTATGCCGCTGATTTAAATGAAAATGGGGTTCCATACCACAACGAGGTCATTCCATGGTCACTAGCTCTTGATAATGGCCACACTCCAGTTCCTGAGGGCAAGCGCTCCTTTGCTCCTTTAACTGGGAACTTTCAGAAGTTTCTGATTGCACGAGATGGTCGCAGATTTAAGCGATATGGTAATGGTTTCTTGCTGGGCGAACGCAATGAACTTAATGAGCCTTTTCCTTGGAATGACGAAAAGTACACCGAGGATGGCCGTCAGGATTATCGACCCAAGCACATTAGCCTTCCTATTAAGGACTCTCCAGACTCCTTTTTTGATAATGAGGGCAACTCAATGCTTGAACTAAAACGTTTGGGTGTGGAAATATCACTTGCTAGTATTTCAGAAGACATTGACGAATTTTTAAGGGATTAAATCTTTCTCATTCGGCTACTTATCCTTGCCAAGAGTCATTGACACGAGTATGCTGATGGCATGGAGCAGAATCCAATTGAGGCATCTCTCGTTGAGCCAGGCCATTTTGGCGCTTCACAAGATCAAATTATCTACATTGAAAATTTTGTAGACGCGTCAGATCTTGTTAAAATTCAAAAGTTCGTGGAAACCATTAATGAATGGGAAAATCCTCTTCCTGATACTTTTGATGATGATGGGGATTGTATTTACGAAGCGAATTATTGGTGGGACAGAGTTTGTAGCGGAGAGATAATTAAGCGTCTTGATACTGATATATTTAACATTGTTGACAGGTATATTGAAAAGATGGCGCAAGTAATTTCCGATAAACATAATGTTTCCGTTCACGGTCGTCCACCTGTCCTTGTACGTTGGACTCCAGGTACAGAGCAAGCACCTCACGCCGACAAGCAACTTAACGACGGCAAACCAAATCCATTCCCTACCTATGACATCAACTCAATTATTTATTGGAACGACGATTTTGAAGGTGGGGAGTTCTATTACCCGGACTACGGACTAGAATTCAAAATCAAGGCTGGTATGGCAGTAGCTCACCCAGGAGATGTCCACTACCTTCACGGCGTCAAGAGAATAACTGCTGGCGTTCGATGGACAACCCCATCGTTTTATACGATCACATCAATCAACTAAGGAGAAAGCATGCAAGTAGCAGGATACATCGGCCACCCGAATTCGGGGATTGTGCTCTATAAGGGCGTTTGGCCAAAAGACTCACATTTCCAAGAACGACTAGAGGGCATTCTTGACGGAAGTGATCACGAACTCTACCGCTGGTCGCCAGCGTTGGTGGGCGATCAGGAAATCATCAAGGACTACCGAGATTGTTCTGATTTCAAAATTAATGAGAGTCGACTTCCAATTGAGGATGAAGCGTACAAAGATTTAGAGGCCGTTTACAACGAGGTGATGGCGGGTGTACGTGAGTGCGTTAAGCACTATTCCGGGTTGTACAATCTTCAACTTGATTACGAAGAATCCACGAATTTTGTTCAGTATAAAGAGGGGCAGCACTTTTCCGTTCACCCTGATTCGGGATTTTCGTATAGTTGCGCCGTCTCCACCATCGGATACATTAACGACGGGTACGAGGGAGGAGAGTATTTGATGCCGTATCAGGATGTGAAATTCACACCCGAAATGGGTGATGTTATTATTCACCCTTCTGACTTTATCTATGCTCACGCATCACTTCCGGTAACGAATGGAGTGAAGTACTCTGCGGTAACAATGTATGACTACAATGACCGAAACCACCAGAACAACGGCTATTCGGGATCATACGGTCAGGTGTTTAGCAAGAACGGTCTTCCCGTAATTGGAGACGCTCAGGTAACGCCAATCGGATGAAAGTTACATTGACCAAAACTCATCAACTAGCGCCAACAATTCGTCCGGGTGATGTCCGTCGTCAGTGGATGGATGATAGCTACAACAAGCACGCCTATCGTTGCCTTCCTCTAACAGAGGCGAATACCAGCGGCTGGGAAATTCTTCTTCAGAAGGAGATAGTTGTTGTTTGGGAAGGCGGTCTAAGCGTTCCCAGAATCATTAACGATGCAGATTTCAACGGTCGACCAATTGCGAATTGCAACAAAATTGGCATGATTGATTTTCACATGGGGTACTCATTTGGTACCGAGTCTGGATACAGTACATGGCTTTCTGGTCCTCCTAACTATTTTGTTGATGGAGCGACCCCCTTGGCTGCCAGCATCCCCAGTTATTGGTGGCCCGATGAGGTGCAGTTCAACTGGAAGATCACAAAGGTTAATGAGGAGGTCGTATTCCCGGAAGGCATGCCGTTTGTGTTTTTCCAGTTTTACGACAACACTCTGATGCCCCAGGTTGAATTCACTGTTGAACATCTGTGGGACAAGCCTGAACTAATGGAAGAGCGCTACGCCTACAGTAATGCCAAGATGAAGAAAGTCCAAGAGGAACCTTGGTCATGGATGAACGGCATACGGACCGGAGTGGATCATAACGGGAGACAGATTGGCCCCCGATTTGATGGTCATCCAGTTTTAAGGAATCCAGAATGAGAAAGCTTGTTGGCGGTATCGCCCAGGGTCTTGATTTAGGAAACTTCGGGCTACGGCTACAGGGCATTTCTTACGATGAGATTTGCAACGATTTTGATTTTTTCTTTGACCTTTTTTCTAAGCATAAAGTTATCTGTTTCAGAAATATAAATTTGAGGCCACATCAACAGGCGCATCTGACAAAATCGTTTTTTGAGGGGCGCTCAGCACCCGAAGAACGTACCAACGAATCATTTGAGATGAATCTGATTTATCAGCAAAGCCATAACGGAAATCCCAATACGGAAACGAATGAGTTTGAAAAATTCATTGCCTCCCAGTGGCATGTTGATAATGCCTTTTTTCCGGATCCTCCTTCATGCATGTCCATGGTCATGACAAAATTTGAGTGTAAATACCCTAATGGTGGCACTCATTTCGCTAGCCTGATTGATCTATGGAATGCATGTCCGCCCGAACTTCGTTCCTATATTGAAGACTTGGAGTTCATCTCCAACACTGGCAATGTTGGGCAGGGTGGCATTGAAGAAAATAAGCAAGCAATTCGAGCGTTAAGGACGCACCCAATAACTGCTGAAACAATACTTTTTTGGACAGGTGGCGGAACCAATGTGCCAGATCCCGGAAATCCGCTTTATCCAGAACTGCGAAAGTATGTTGAAAATTATCTAGCCGATCCAGAAAACCGTTTTACATGGAATTGGGAACTTGGCGACGCTGTTTTTTGGGATAATCGGTGCCTAATCCATTCGTTTTCACCAGGTTGGGCGCATGATCAACGGGTGTTTACCCGTGGAGAATTTGGCCACGAAACTCCGTTTTACGATCCGTCGTTTCCTGGACTTGAATCTCATACCAAAGTCGGCATTCCGATTTCGCCGTTTGATGTAAAAGATTACTCATCGCCTCGCCCTAACCCTGACCACATTCCGCTTGTTTACACCAAGGGTATTTACGCCTACCCAGAATTAAGCGAGAAATATCAGACGGTCACAATGTGTGTTTACTCATCGTCAGGAACAATTCCCGATGATGTTCGGAAACTTAAAGAGATTGTAAACGATGACGATTTTAATGTACACGCTGTTATTCCATCAGAAGGTGACATGCTGGAACGATACTCTCTAATGCTCGGATCCATTGAGCAGAAGGAAGGACAAAAGTTTCTTTTTGCTCGTAATGGTGACATGTGGAGACCGTTTCACGCTGGGGAAGATATTCTTTCGTCTGAACCACTTGGGACTGATGTACAGAGTCCTCGCGACATCATCAAGGTCTGGCTTGGATTTCACCCGGAACTACGACATGCTGGACATGCTTGGCACTACCCTGATTGGAAGCCTTATCCAAACATAGGTAACCGACCGTGGAACTGGCGTAACTTGGCTTATATTGATCATGCTTTTTGGGGTGATGATGATCCATCATCTGACTATCTGTTTCACTATGCCATAGACACTATTTTCGGCTGCTTCAATCATCTTCGGTCATCGGAAGATAGAAGAAAGGTGATTGAGGAGATTCGAGACTTTTTATCATTAATGATTACATTAGGAGAGTACGAAAATGACCGATAGTTCTCCACTTGTTATTGATCCGTTGAAACGCCGTGACTACTTAAATAGAAACTTTTTGAGGGATTTTTATGAGCCCAAGCAGACCTGGTGACAACCATCTTGTAGATCTTCCCACCCCTAGTGGCGTTCACCTTGGTGGTGGTGTCGTCCTTTTTGAAAACGCATTCGGTTTAGACTGGGACTGGATGCGATTGTTTTGCAAAGACACTCTCAATGAAGAACGTTCAAGGCAGTATCAACCTGGGGTTGATCCAATTAGTGGCGAAAAGGGATACATCAATGGAAGTGGGTATTTTTTCTCAGAAGGTTCCGTTGAACGTATGCCCTGGCGGGGGAGCATGGTTCATCAGAACTCTGAACCTCATGTTATTGAGACCTTAAATTACATTGAAGATGTACGGGATGCGTGTCTACTCAAGTACTTGGAACATTTCCCTCTTGCTGGTAAGTGTATTTGGTGGAAGATTAAAAGTCATATTGTTGCCTATCCAGAGGGTGCGTTCCTGGGAATGCATTCTGATGTAAGCACTGATTACGAATATGGCAAGCCACACCCAGTTGATCAATTAGCGACCCGCAATTCAGTTTCGGTTGTTGCATATCTGAACGACTGTGTAGATAGCGAGGCCGAGCTTGATGGGACTAATTTTACCGGAGGTCATCATTACTTCGAGTATCTTGGTTTCGGCTATAAACCTAAAAAGGGTGACATGCTGTTTTTCCCATCAAATTATGTTGCAGCACATGAAGTACAGGTAGTAACGGGTGGATGGAGGTATTCCTATCTAGGCTGGTATTGCCAGGGAACCCCCAACCCTGATGTCCGCGAAAACGTCACGGATCCTCTTGAAAGTCCAGAAGCAGCGAAGATCTCCACGAATGTTTACATGACACACGGATACTCTTTGGATTATGTGGGGCGTTGAGCAACTTATGAAGGTACTTATTCTTCACCCTGGCAAGATGGGTACATCACTTGGCACTTTGCTTCAAGGAAAAGGTCACGATGTCATCGTGTCAACTACAGAAAGATCTAACACCACTAAAAATAATGCGGAGCAGGCTGGTTTTATAAATATTGCTGATATTGATGAAGCGATTCGCCAAGCCGATGTGGTTATTTCAATATCTATGGGTGCTGGCATTTTTCCGCACGCAGCGGCTGCGGTAAAAAACTCCTATAAAGGTATTTTTATTGATGCTAACCATGTAGGTAGCGAAAGCAAAGAAATTGAACTAAAGGCTTTGTTAGAGGGCGCGGGAATCAGGTATGTTGAAGCCGCAATATACGGCTGGCCATATCCTCATCCTAATGATCCGCACAATGATCGAACGATCTATGTTTCTGGCGAAGACGAAGAGGCTTTAGTCATTGTGGAAGGCATGTTTGCAGAAACGCCGTTTGCTGTTGAGCGAAGCGTCCTTAGCGCCAAAGCCATAAAACGCGGCCTAGAAGAGGCAACTCATTCAGAAAATCAATCCGTAATTGATCATGGATTTGGTGTTGTTGAGTTTTCTAACCTGTTTCAGGTGGACGATCAATTTCTTGATGAGTATTTAGCACGACGTGCGGTTTCAGAACCTAGTGACTACATTGAAACAGAAGATGGTATGTTCGTGAACCGAGGTGGATATCTCTTCACCAAAGAGGACATTTCCGGTGTTCCTATTCGCTATCTTCGCCTAGTAGCCCCAGACATAACAGACCAGGACAAAGAGTTTCATAGTTCAATTCAGTCTGCCATGTTGAGTTGTATTAAAACATACCTTGGGTTATATCCAGAGGCATCTGATTGTGTTACATGGCGATCAGATGCCCATTTGGCGGTTTATGGGCCTGGCGCTGGCATGGGCATTCACCATGACACTGCGATTGGCCATGCTGGAGGAAACGAAAACGCAGCATTTAATGTTGTGTCTGCTTCGCTAATTCTGTCCGACAGGTGTGATGGTGGGGGTCTTGGCCTCAAAAGAATAGGGAAGATATTCAAGCCCCAAAAAGGAACAGCAATCTTGTATCCATCAGGTTATGTCGGTTCGCATTTTGTGGAGACTGTTACCTCGGGCAGGCGTGTTTCTTACCTAGAATTCTTTGGACACGGTACCAGATCTGGTGAAGTTATTAATATCTAACTTCCCTACAATGATTCGTCGTACTCTAAGAATGTGCCCGTTGCAGGACCTTCTATGTTTCGATTTAACGGGCGGGTTTCAAATAGACCAAGAGCTTGATCCTTTGAGTCGTCCAAGTCGGAAAATCCTGCTTCAACAAACTTGCGCAGATCTTGGCCAAGGAATGGAAGAAATACTAAAGGTAACCATTCCGTACTTTCTTGCGCCTCAAGAATGCTTGGGCCTTCCTCTTTTTTGGGAACGCCATGACCGAATTGTGCCAAGTAAGTAAACCGTTCGCCGCTCGTTACTGGTGCCACTCCATGTGAGCCCATATAATTGGCAGGGAAAAACACGATATCTCCTGCATCTGGTTTTAGAGTCAAATTGGCGTAAGGGAAACGGAATTCGCCACCGCCATAATCGTCATTTAGATAAATCAAAGCATTAACCGTTTGGTACCTGGCTATATCCCGCCCTGAGAAATACCGCTGGCCATTTTTTATTTGCGTATTTGTGTCATTGTCGTTGTGCATTCCAAGTGAAGACCCTGGAAGGTATTTAAGGATATGACCGCGACCCTTCCACCAAATGGTGTTGAGGATCATAGGGTGGATATCAACATAGCGAATCAGTGATCGGTAAAGCGCTTTTTCATAGCCCGTAAAAAAGTCTAAAATGAATTGGGGAGAATCATCTTTTACTGGCCCTTGCGTGCCGCCACCACCAAAACGCATTGGTAGAGCGTTCAAAAAGTTCATCGGAACTATCTTTCCGGTGAAATCGCGCCCAACTGTTTCTCCATCAATTTCAACGATTTCTAGGCCGCAACTTGGCACATATACATTCTCGTTAATGTAGTTAATTACATCTGACGATGGAATATCAGCAACACGATGAAACTGGACGATACCGCATCCATGGTTAGTGTATCTAATGTTTGCTACCCTCTGGCAATCCCCTGGTTCAAGTTTGCTGATTTCCATTGAGGGTTGGCTTATTTTTTTATTGATGGATTCGGCACTTTGCGGGGAAGAGAAATGCTGCAATTTTTCTGGGTTAAGAATGACCATTTTTACGACACTCGTTTCGAGATGACCATGGAGAGTCCAACTGGAATGTGATATGAAATAAATCTTTTATCGTTGACAATAAGGCGACCGTAGTCTCCCCAGAATGTAGTGCCAACTCCAGTTGGATCAAGATAAAGTTCTTGATAGGCCGACATGTCATAGATACTAAAAAGGCCGTCTAGTTTTACTGCATTCATAAAGGAGCGCATCATTTTATTAGTAACTCCAAATGTGGGAGTTGCTTGTGTGACCACTAGGTCGTATTGGCCATCAGCCTCACCGGCCTTCATGGCTTGAGGCGTAATCATTTTGTAATTGATAGAACCAAACTTATTGAGCATGTCAGTAACCTGAGAGGGGTTAAGACGAAACTTCTCCATGTACAGGAGTTCAAGATCATTAACTATTGTCACATCACATTTGGGATTTGCCAAAAGTTCTAGTTTGTAGTCGTAGCAAGCTCCAATTGACATAAGAATTTTTTTCGGCTGCTCTACGGTTGCACCTGATGTCATAACATCAAAGATCATTTTTCTGTAGGCCATAAATGGCCAGGTAAAACTGATGAGGTCTTCGTTGATTTTAGCAGTTGCTTCATAGTGTCCGAAATGGGCATCGTTACCAATAGCAATCTGCCGCTTATCAACATTTGCCGCATCGTGAAAATTGACGATGTCTTCACATAGTTGTTCAATATCAGGGGCATGCCCATAGAAGCCGCCTTCGCTATCAGACGACAGGCTTCTAGCCACTTGCGTGCGAGCCGAATTTATATCAACCATTGGTCTTCTCGTATGATGCTATTTTATGCCAGCGCCATAGTCGACGGGCCATTACGACTAGATGGGTTGAATGCTTTCGCAAGAATACATTTGCGGCGTGATAAACGATCTTGCCCTCCTCGTCAGAAACAAGAGAGTCTGAATGAAAAAAGAATGTATTGCGTAAACCCGCAATAAGATTGTCAATTGTCAGTGTCTCCAGGGGCACATCGTCTAGGCCACCAAGGCACTGAAGGATATAAAGATCATACTCAGTGTCTTCCAAAAATACGTCTACATCAAAAAGTGTGTATCCGTTAGTCTCGCTAGTGGCAAGCATAATTTTCAGCCTCCAGTGAGCTTGTTAATTCTTCCCATGCATGAAATAATTGCCTCGTCGGAGGCGAATGAAAAGGCTATTTTTTCGGTACTCCACTTTAAGGGATCGTTCTCGCGACCATCTTCCGTTGGCGTTGCATCAACAGGATCACTCGGATCCGCCATAACTTCATCACCATTGTCTCGCGATGAAAGCGGTTGGGATCCCTTGAAGATCTTTTGAACATCTGTATTGAACTTCATGATGTAAGACTTTCGTGAATTGTTACCTGATTAATTAAAGCTTCGTAACATTCATACAAGTGTTCGCCTTCACTGGTGGGGTTTACGAATGTAGAGTCAAGCGCATCAACATCAACTTGTAGGATTTGACACATTGCGAAAATTGAGTACTCAAGAAGTTCAATGGCCTCATTTTTAGCCTCTTGTTTTCTGTCGTCTGTTAACATCAGTGTCCTTTAAGTACATTCAAGGTGTTAATTGTCCATTTGCGTTGGTTGATGAGTGTTGTCAGCATATCGTAGTGCGTCCACTGCTTGTCAACCGTGTCAATAAGTGAGTCAATCTTATTGAGATCAACTAGATCTGGATCAAGACCACTGTCAATTAAAAGACTATAAAGTGCTCTATCTAGATTAGTGAGCAGTTCTTCGCAAATTTCAATGCGGTTTGCAAGAGCCAGCAAAAACTCCATATCCGATTATTGCTCCAACTGCGTCAACTTGTCAATCACATAGGCAAGATCTTGCAAGGCTGTTGTTAGTTTTTCTGCTAATTCCTCTCCAATGCCATCGGCGGCTGGATCGTAGTCTAATGTCAACGTGTCAGGGTCAACGCCTGCCGCAATAGCAACACGAAAAACATGCTCTTCCTTATCAATGCGGGATTCTTCCCAAAGTTTCTTTTTGTCAACATTCGTCATCTTGAATTCCACAACATGCTCCTTTTATGACACGCGTTTTGGTATCCAGCCCTTCTGGGCAAATCTATGCCAATTATACATAATGCGCTAATCGTTGGGCTGGATCAGTGATGCCTGTTTCGCCAAATTTTTCTTGAAATGCCCAAAAACCCGTGAATATCCGTTCTCCAACCTCAAATCCGCCCATTACCCCGTGTATCAGGCAAAAAAGGTCAACAATCAGAAAATCACCTTGTGTCCACTCATACCAATATGGTCTTTGCCGATTTACTCGTACCTCGTACTCAACCCAACTATTTATTTTGTCGAAGTGATCCAATTCGCTATTTGTAGGAAGCCTGTCATCAACCCTGAGTAGGTAGTCGCCTCGATATGGGGGATTTTTGGGGCTGATTCGCAGAATTTCTTCTCCTGTAACGGGATGTTGACATACCGCTGCTTTGGAGAAAGCTGGCACCTTCCCCCCGTCGGGTTCTGTAATTTCTATCTTAAGTTTGCCTTCTTTGACTTGTTCAAGAAACTGAATTGAGCCATGACATTCAGTAGTGTCGCCCCAATCGGAACTTGGCGTACAAACGATTAGGCATCTGCGAAGAAAATCCTTGTCTTCTTCGCTAAGGTCATTAAATAATTCAATTGAGTTAACGAATCCTGTTCGACCCACATGTGGCGAACAGGTGAATGTGTGCATAAACCAACCGCCACCAATCTGCGGGTACTCAAAAAATGTATTTTCCAAATGCCAGGGGACAATTATTTGGCCATAGGTATTGTTGACTTCTCTGAGGAGCATCTCAATACCGAATTTGTGATTCTCATGATAAGTCCATGTTCCGCCCTGTGGGTGTCGTGTATTCCAGTGGTAATTGGCTCCGATCAAGTCAAAAACATGGGCACGTTGCTCTTCTGTTGATCCGTTGGCTTTCAAACAAATACCCTTGTTCTTGGCTAACGATTGGACGAACGAATCAACAAGATCTTCAGGTTTGTTCCAATCAATATCCTCAAAAGTCTCAATATCCATTTTTACTCCTTAAAGAATCGATTCTTTTCCAAACCACTTGGTGGATTAGATTTAGACCACAGGTTGACAACCATGACCTGCCTAGTTCCCTCCTGAACGGCTGTCGTCCCATGTATCCTGCGACCAGCGTTAAATACAACGAGCCTGTTGGGCTTATAAGAGATACGTTCTCTCTGGTCTAGTGGTGATGACAGGGGTAGAAAGTTTTCTGATTCAAGGGCATTTTTGGGGCTTCCTGTTATGTAGTTATTGTGAAGTTCAAGGAATCCACTGGCGCATTCAGTGAACCCATACCAGACGCACCCAATTAAACATGCATTGAAGATGCGTTCATCTTCGTATGCAAAACTGTCCTCATCAACATGAACATTTAGGTACTGTCCCTGATTGAATGTTCTACACCAATACTCAAAACCCAATATTTCTGACTCTGGTATTGGTAAATACGAAGCATCTCTCCATATTGCTTCAATCACCTGTTTCCTTAATGTGTTGGGGGCTTCTTTTTGCCAACCCTCCCAAAACATGTATGGAGCAAAGCAAGATGCGGCCCCATCGTGGTAGAAGTTGTTGAACTCTCCAATATTTGTCCCGTCCATTGCGGCGGGAAAAAACTCTGGGTCACCTTTAATGGCCTCAATTAGGTGTTGATCCTTGATGAAGTTGTCAATCACGAAAAGAATGTCGTCACTCATGCTTCACATACTTTTGGTCGATCATGATAGGCATCCCAATCAGCATTTTCGTAAGAGGTTGGATTTACCGGTGATAGGTTTCCACTTATTACCATACGATTTGTTGAACCTTTATGTCGTGATGTGAAGTGCATGACAAAAGCATTAAAAATCACCAACTTGCCGACTTCTGGCTGAATGGTGACCATATTGGTCATTTGATCACAATAATTCGCGTAAAAAGTCAGTTGGGCAGAATTTTCGGGAACCTCCGGATAATAACAAAACGAGTAGTATTCCAGTGGGTGCAAATGAAGGTTTGATTTATGCGTATGTGGTATAACGCTCTGATTGAATTCTAGGTCAACTGCCCAAGTGTCTTGTATCTTATACTTACGTCCCCCGGTTATTTGCTGAATTACTGAAAGAACGCTCCGCTCTAGTTTTGCAGTCTCATTTGTTATGGGGACAACAATATCCTCATACTGAATAAAGCCCCTGCTCACAACTCCGTTAGCTTCGCAATCCATCCCAACTAGATGACCATGTCTACGAACATCGGCTAGTAGCTTGCTGTTGTTAACGTCGTGTACAAATGTTTCGTAGACATCAAGCGAAATAAGCGGTTTTGGTGTTATTTCGTATTGATTCAATGCTTTTCCTCGGTTAATGAAGATGACTTGACTTTCGGCATAGTAACATCACCAACCATGGAAACACATTCATTAGCTAATTTAACTATAGATCCGCCCCCGCCCAGTTCCGCCGATTGGAATGACCACGGGGTGGTAATTATTGACAAATTCTTTCCCGAGAACCTGCTAGTAGCCTACGAGGAATGTTGGCTAGCGCATAACTCTAATCGCGTGTCTGGGTGGCCAGATCCAATACCTTACATGCGACATGAAGCAATTCGAGATTTATTATGCTGGCAAGCTTTAGGAAATGTGCTATCGGACTTGATTAGCGATACCGCAGCCTTGCATTTAAATCTAACTGGATGGGTTTCAACTGAACGTGATTGGCATCAAGACTCTTACCTAAACCCGCCTTGGGTTGGCGATTACTATGCGGCCGTATGGATCGCACTTGATTCAATTGACCCTGATTCTGGACCGTTCCAATATGTCCCTGGCTCGCACCGCTGGCCACAGGTCACAAGAGAAAACATATTGTCTGCTCTTCCACCAGATCAACGCGACCATCGGTGGCCAAAGTTTTCTGAGCAAATTCTTAGTCCACTATTTGAAGAGGAAATTGTTCGTCGTGAAGCAGAGGTAGTTTCTTATCTGCCGAAACGTGGCGACCTATTGGTTTGGCATGGTCGTCTTTTGCACAGAGGATCGCGGGCAAATATTCATGGTCTTGAGCGTCGTTCGCTAATTGCTCACTATTCTGGTGCTGGGCATCGACCGGATATGCCGATAGCTCAACATCATAAAGATGGAGGCTGGTATTTTCCTTTGAAGACCGACCTTGATCTATATTACGGACCAGACGACATAACGATTTGAGGTTTTATGAAACTGCTTAACGCTGGATGTGGGACTCATTATGCAAAAGGCTGGGTCAATGCTGATGTTTGGGAAAGTGAAACAACCAAACCAGATGTTCGCGTGATTCCTGGTGAGCCTTATCCCTTTGATGACAACTCGTTTGACGCCATTTACTTGGGTCATGTTTTAGAACATATTGACTGGAAAGCCATACCGGCATTTCTGCAAGACATGAAACGAATACTTAAGCCTAGTGGTTATCTGCTGGTTGTTGGCCCGGATGTTTACAGAACAATTCGCCGATGGGCAGACGGGCATGAACCGTGGCATATGGTTGAGTCAACTCTTGAGCACCAGGATTTTAATTATCAGCCAGGGCGAGGAAACGAGTTTTGGGATGGGGCAACGCACCATTGGAATTGTCATCAAGATCGTGTTTGGAAAATTCTTGAGAAAATGGATTTTGTAAGTCTTCAGGATTTCACTGACACTATTCCCAATTCAACTCAGATGAGTGAGTGGAGGGATGATTCCGCTCAAATCACTTGGCCTGTTGTTTCTAAGTGGCATTGGCAGTTTGCGATTCGTTGCATGAAGCGCGGCTGGTCAGACTGGACGCCTGAGAATGTGCTGAACATTGTTAACGATACTTATGCTCCTGGTCCGCACGAAACTAGCCAAACCTGAAAACCTTTGGCAATGAAGCAAATAAAAATTGAACAACCTTCATGGCTGAACGAGGAGTTCCACGACCGCCTTCGACCCTACCCCACGCCTTCGGCCTTGGCTGACCTCGCATCCCCGCCGTACACAGATCCCATCTTTTCTGAGATCGATTTATGGTTACGGACCAGTGCCTCACGATTCGGATCGGTCTTCGGGTATGCCCAGGAGCAAGATGGAAACACCGTACAAAACCTGTTCCCTATACAGACGAACGAGACCGAACAAATTTCATCGTCATCTAAAGTAGCTTTGGAAATGCACACCGAAACGGCTTTTCACCGTTATCGGCCCACTACCTTTTTGCTGTTTTGTGTGCGCGAAGATCTTGAAGCGGGAACAAACATTGCGCTTCTGTCAGACATTCTGCCACTACTTGACCCCGTGACAATATCCACCCTCAAGCGACATGAGTTCGTTACTGAAATTGATGCCAGTTTCCGTAGTGACGAGTACTCTTTGACCCCACCGATGATGTCAGTACTCACCCTGGACGAAACATCAATCACATATGACCGTGCCCTTATGGTGGGAACGACGACCGAAGCGGAAAAAGCGTTATCTATTCTTTCCGAAGCTATAGATGCCGTTACCAAAAAATACTATTTACGAAGCGGCGATTTGATGATCATTGACAACAAGAAAACCGTTCATGGGCGCACCCCATTTGAGGCGCGATACGACGGAACCGACCGATGGTTGAAGCGAGTAATGGTCACAACCGAAAGCATCCCCAACAGCGACCTTGAGTACCGTCAGGGACGCTTTCGTGTGATCACTACACCGGTTTAGCGAATGGGGCAGGCTCCCGTAGCGCACTCACTAGGGTCAAGTTCAGTTCCCGAAGCATCCAGGACAAGCGGAACCGAGAAATCAACTTTGGCGACCATCTTCTTGTACTCGTCCTCGGTGATTTCCTCGTAAGGAGGAAGCGGGAAATTGTGATCCGAGTGAAGGAGGAATGACACGCTTTTTACGCTGTCAGTGTAATTGTTGCTCAGCCACTCCTTGATATCCGCCAACTCCTCCTTGCGATAGTAGACGGTTACCGAAACGGCGTTATCGGCCCACTCGGTTTGCATCTTCTTAACCCACTCCAACTGCTCAACAGCGGTCATGTCCTTGGCAAGAACTGCACCGTCCGGTGACTCGGCGGGGAATTCCACTACATAACGAGTGTGATCCTCGCGTCCATCCAGACCAACATCCCACTTCACCACATAACCGCGTCGACGACATGCCTCCACCAGAGGGTCGGCTGCTCCAAAACGAACTCGCCGAATGTAGTAGCGGGCATAAGCGGGATGAATGCCAGGGGTGTTGCCGGGTAGGAGCGACAAAGTTCCCGACGGCTGTACAGTCGTCAGACGAACACTAACGGGAAAGTTGTGAGCTTTTGAATACTCTTCATCTACCGAGCGAAGATATTCGTATGTGGGAGAAAGCCAAGACAACTGTTTCGGCGTTGCCTGCAAAACTCCAGTAATTGACTGCCCTAGACGTGCGTTCTTCGCAACGATCTTCGTTGTCTTATCGTACGGATAGTTCATTTGAGTAATATGTTTTTGTGTCATATAGAGAAGACGCGAAACCTCTTTAAACTGCTTCTCGGTTTCAATATTCGGCAGGAAGATTGTTGAGAGGTTGCATGATTCGCCATCCCCAAGAGCGATTTCTGCACAGGGGTTGTATCCCTCAATAGTGGGATCAGGACGCTTCTCTCCGAGGCGTCCATATTGTCGAGCAAGTTTACGATTAACGAGTCCATATGGTTCTCCTGATCCGTCGTATCCCTTCCATACTTCAGAAAGAATTTCGTCCCATGAATCTGCATAGATACTGTTGTTACTGTTGGCCCTCCACGCTGGAACGGATCCGGATGACCAATTCTTGGCCCTGAGGAATAGCACATCGTCTGGATCACCTATGGCAATCTGGGCTGATCGCCGCGACGATCCCGAAACGACAATGCGACCAATGATGTTTGCGATATCCAAAACGTCAATAGAGCGAAGTTTCTTTCCAACTCGCGCATCCATTACTTTGCAAATGTCTTCAATTCCGTCAATGAGAGCGCCTGGACCTGAAGCTGTCCCACCAAAGGATTTGAGCGGAGCGCCAAACTCGCGAATTAAAATCGTTGAATAACTAAACGATTTTCCTGTGTGGAAATAGGATTTCAAAACAGAGTGCAGTAGGCGACTCCAACCCTGGCGTGAGTCTGGAACAATGACGTCAGCGTCGTTGCTTCTTTCATGAGTGATTTTCACTCCTGTTTTTACCTTGGGGAGTTCGTGAATTTTTGATCGCTCCACAGAGAATCCGACGCCTCCGCCAAGCATCAGATGATCAAAAAGAAATTCAAAGTCTTCAATTGTTTCAATATTGACGAAATAACAGTTGTTGAGAGATGCTGCATTGAATTTTTTGACCAGTGGAGTTCCCAACTGCCACAATGCGCGGCCAGAGAACGAGCATCGAAGATTGAACATGTGATCAAAAAGTTGTTCGGCTTCTGCCTGGGTGTAGTCAACTCCAATGTCAATTGCACCGTTAATGACTCGCTGGATCGTTTCGGGCCACATTTCATTGCGCCCTAGTTCCTCAATCGGTCGACTGTATGTGCGAAGATAGACAATTTCTCCGAGTCCTCCGAATCCCCATGGAGCTTGTTTTGGGGCGTACTGAGCTACAAATTCATCGCTGATGAAAGCCACTGTTCTTTCCTTTTCCCTGAGTCTTTAGTTAAATGATGCCGAGTTCTCGTGCTTGTTTGAGCGGTATGTGTTGCCCAGCTTTTGCTACGAGAACTTTTGAAACTGTATATGGGGTGATTTGGCGTTGTTCCCAAATGTCCTCGCCTACGAGGACTGTTTGTGTGTCTTCAAGTGACGGAATGTCCCCTAATCCCCAAATGCGTTTCGGTGGTTCCATAACACCGGCACAATCGCCGGTTGGATGGCCGCAAACCGGGCATGGACTCCGGTCTGCTCTGACGACTCGGGCTCCTGCGACATACTGTCCGCCGCTGTATCCTAAGCCGTCCATTCATTGATGGTACATCAGCCTTCAGGGAGCATGGGGAAGAAAACGAAAAAAGCCACCCGTAGGTGGCCTTTTTCTTTTTGGGCTTGTGATTGCGTTACGAAGGAATCTTGTAACGGGGATCCTTCTTCTGGAGGTTGGTGAGTTCCTCTTCCATCAAGCTGTTGAATTCGTCCTGGTAGCGGTACTGAAGGACAATGTGTGCTCGACGGCGTGCCTCGTTGCGGAGACGGTTCTTGATCTTTTGAACATTCTTGCGCTGCTCCTTCTGTTCTGGAGTCAGGACACTCGGACGTCCACGGCGGATCAAGCCAGCGTTTTGCTTGGTGATCCTTTCAAATTCGCTAATTGCTGACATTGGGTTTGCCTTTCGGATAGTTTGTATGGTTGAAAGTTGCTTGAGTGGTATTTCTCAAGCGACGACAAAGATAACGCAGAATCGTTGACATAACAACTCAAAACCTGATTTTTTTTTGAATTTTCAGAAAGGTCCTAATAAATGATCGTTTCACACGAATTTGCCCTGCAAAAAGCCTCTCGGGCATCCAACGATGGGAATTACATGGAAGGAATTTGTTTTTCCCTGTTGGCCCTAGCAATTAGTGACGGTATTAGGAACAATCCCAGTTTAAGTGACCCCAGTCACAGTGGTACCGATCACCTAATCTCTAGGTTGGCTATGGCTTTCTTCCAAGATCCCACTAATCCAGATGCTTTTCATGACCTGCAGGCAGCGGTTCAATCAAGGCATATTTAGTAAATGTCAGTTATGAATCAAAATCCTAATCTTCGCGTTATTAACGATTTCTTAAGTTATGAAGATCTAAATTTTTGGAGAGATTTAGTTGAAAATCCTTTGGCGTGGGACATGGATCATCCGAACCCTGGTTTAGGAAAATTCATGTCGTCAGAGAGCGTTGTTGAACAGGAGCCATGGCGATCTGGCTATCAATCCCTACTCGCACGAACTTGCTCTTTATTGGAATCGATTTATGAAGAACCTCTGGTCATTAGCCGGGGTCAGTCATTCAGAAAATATTGTGTTGGTGACGCTATTGGCCTTCATTATGACTATTCTCGTGATGGAGACGGTAAAATTTTACAGTTACATGAAGAAACTCGTCGACCTGGGGAAATGGCTCCATATCCAGCGGGATTACATGATATTCAATCTGTCGTCTACTACAACGATAATTACGAAGGCGGGAAAGTTCAATTCGGGGATCGAGACTGGATTCAGCCCAAAGCAGGAATGTTAATTACCTGGCCTTCAACTCATAAATATGGACACCGCATAAGCCGTATAGATAAAGGCGAGCGGTATATCTCTGCCATGTTTTGGATGCGCGCGAAAACAATTGCGATTGCTTCATATACCGATCTTCTTGCGGAGAACTGGAGAGACTTCATCATGTGGCCCGAAAAAGTTGACGAACTTCTCGGGTTAAGCATTCAGCAACCAAATAGTTGACATTCCGATCTGTGCTTGCTAAACAAGGTGACAACAGAAAGGTAAACAATGGGCCAAATACTTAATATTTCAACCTATCAACGGAAACGTCAATCCTCTGACGCTGAACTAGACAAATTTGTGTTGTTGACTAAGGTCAAATTGTGCCATCCCAGTTGTTCTAACCTGACGATGGAGCAAAAAGACCACCTACTTGAAAAAGCCATTGATGAGTTTTGGCGGCACCGTCACGAAGGAACTAAACATGGAAATTATTGATCCAGCCGACGAATTCGCTCCCTTGCAAGGTGATCGACTTGATTTTCTGCTGATTATTTGCGCTCAACTAGAAGCTTTGGCGGAATCCGAATGGATTTCCAGCGACGAGCAGGAGTGCCTCAACCTTGCACGCCACCACATGATGGTTTTGATGGCTCAGGTAATGGCTGGCTTTGACCTATTCAGCAATGTTTCCGAACTTGCAAAACTTCTTTATTCCGACTTGCTTGAGATTCATGAAAGTCAAACTTTACCCAAGATTCCTAATTCGCTTTCCGCATACGAGGCTTTCATTGCGGATGGCGTAAGTCTCAACGAAAATGGATGAACAAAAAGAGTTTCTTTTATCAATGCTGGAGATCGTCTGTCATGAACTTTATGAAGCGCTTTCAACATTACCTGACTCGCAGACATCAGAAAAATGTCAATCCGCACTCCGATCATGCGAAATCGTTTTGGGACAACATGGAAGATATGCTTAACGACATTGACACACCAGCAGCAATTGTCAAACCAAACGACAATGAAACCATCTCATTGACGACCGTGATCTTTGAAACTGAACAGTCACAGTACCTAGTTCAGATTTTTTCTGACGGCCAAGCGCATTTGAGTCAACGCGCCGAACGGCATGACACATGGTCACCTGGCTGGTGGTCAATAGTAAATGAAAATAAAGATTTTTATGAATGATTACTCTTCTATAATTACGAAAGCCTTCCATTCCGGGGATCTTCATGGTGCTCTCGATAGCGCAATCCAGTCCTGTGTTGATCTGGCGACACAATCTGGTAAGAAAGATTTAACATTTAAGGAGGCGAAGTCTATTATTCTTGCCTTGGATCGCTTTGGAGCGATGCAGATACGTCACGCTGTTGATTGCGTTGCCACTCACACGGGCGTTTCACGAACAACCATTTATAAGCATTTGACAACAAGACCCTTCAATAACGACATTAAGTGATGAGTGACGAAACTAATTTTACCGACGTACGAATGACTCCCTCAAGTATCAACGAGGAATTTAAGCGCAATTACAACAGAGATCCTGATAATTATTGGCTCTGGTCTGATATTTCACGCGCGCGATTTATTCTTTTACGGGAACCTGACAAGCCTCCGGTCAGACTGCTTAAGGCAAATAATGTTTGCTCAGAGGCAATTAGAATTGTTACTGGGCAGAAGGCAGATGAAACTCCCGAAAAGCGCGAGCGGCGTGATGATAAATATCAAAAAGTAATTGACTGGTGCATGTCTAATCATTTGTTGCAGACTGATGCTCAAACCGTTGCTGACATCGGCGGGTTCTCCTATACAACGGCTCTTAAGTTCATCAAGGATCGCCCGGATCTGTTCTATCGAATCAAAAAAGGCTTATACGAAGCACGCAATCCGCAAATTTTTAAGGCCGAGGAAAATCTTGCTTCAGGTTCGTGATTTGCCTGTATAGTTTCTCAACTTTTACTCAACGAGGGGGGCAACCTTGACTGACGAACCAATTGATTTCTCTTGGGCTACACGAGGCGCATGTCGAAATTATGATACTGCGGTGTTCTATCCTGAACGGGATACACCCAAATGGGCGTTGCGCATTCGTGAAGCCAAACAAATATGTTTGACATGCTCAGTGCGTGTCAATTGCGCTGGGTACGCCCTCAAATATGAGGTGATTGGTATTTGGGGAGGGATGACTGAGACTGAGCGCACTCGCGTACGAAACTCGTCAAATATTCCGCTCCAACGTGAACGTTTCGGTCTTCAACATTATTTGCCGATGGAACGACGAAAGGCACCAACTAATGCAGGCTGACACAATCAATTTGCAAACTGGTGGTTTTGTTCGGCTTGACGCGAGTATGGCTGACGACCTCTCCGTAGTGAACAGTGCGCGGGTTTCATTTGGTAAACGCGTGGAGACAGTGTCCGCTGCCGATGAAGGACTAATCAACTTCCTCATGAGAGAGCGCCATGGGACTCCATTTGAACACAACTCGTTTCGTTTTCATGTCAAGGTTCCTATTTTTGTTGCGCGCGAATGGTTCCGCCATCGAATTGGTTGGTCGTATAACGAGTTTTCTGCACGGTATACGGAAATGCCAAGTGACTGGTATAACCCTGCAGTTGACAAGGTTCGTTCCCAGGTTGGGAAACCAGGAAACTATGTGTTTGAAACAATGCCTTTAGAGGATGCTATTGAGGCAAAAGAAACAATTTCTGAGTCAATTGCGCACTCCTATCGCACCTACTCGTTCTTAATCAGTAAAGGTGTTGCAAAAGAATTGGCGCGAACGGTACTTCCCGTCGGCATGTTCACTGAGTTTTACGCAACATGCAATGCACGCTCTCTAATGAACTTTATTTCCTTAAGAGCGGCTGACACGGCTCAGTATGAGATCCAAGAACCAGCGAATGCACTGGATGTTTTTCTTCGCTCAAAGATGCCAATCACACATAAGGCCTTCCTTGAGAATGGTAGGGTTGCGCCGTGAGTGCTGATCGACACAAAGTTTATGAGAATGGTTTTACTGGTATTGACATACTGAAAGCCCGTGGGGCTTCAGAAAAGGAAATTGCGGAGCATAAAAAGAAACAGTTGGCTTACTTGTTTGCTAAACCCAAAAAGAAGTAGCACTACTATTTATGACTACTGGTCAACCAATAACATCTCCCGAAGTTGATCGTTTCCTATCCAAATTGGATGGGGTTAAAAACAACGGATCCGGTTGGTCTGCTCGCTGTCCATGTCGTTCTGATGACAACAATCCCTCTCTGTCAATCGGACAGGGTTCGGACGGGCGTGTTCTTGTCACCTGTCACCGTGGCATTCCATGCGAGGTCGGAGAAATTTGTGAAGCGGTTGGGTTGAAAGTCAGTGACCTTATGCCCCCGTCAACCGTGGTGGCTAAAAAGACTTACGAAAAAGAAAAGCTAGAACTGGTTGACAAATACGACTATCGAAATGCCAATGGCGATCTTGTATTCCAAACAATGCGGTTTGTTGACTCAATTGGCAAAAAGACATTTCGCCAGCGTCGCCCTGACGGTAACGGATCGTGGATTTACCGACTAGACAATATTGAGACAGTTCTTTATAACCTGCCACGCGTATTTGCCGCAAAAGCCAATAACGAGATGATTTTCGTTGTTGAAGGTGAAAAGGATGCGGAAACTCTCATTGCTTTAGGACACTGTGCAACAACAATGCCGATGGGGGCGGGCAAATGGAGGGATCATTACTCTGAATCCCTTGCTGGTGCAACTGTCGTCGTTATCGCTGACAACGACCGTGTTGGTCGAGATCATGCTAGGTATGTTGCTAAAAGCCTGAAAGAACATGACTGTACTGTTACAGTGCTAGTTCCTGAGGGCGTTAAAGATGTGTCTGATGTTTTGGCCGCTGGAGGGTCACTGGACGACCTTATTGATCTTCCAGAGCAAGACGAGACGGTATCCGAGCCAGAAGATACCAAATATTCGGATCTTCTGGCCAAAATGGAAAAGTTGTTTTCTAGAGAAGACCTTTCGGATAATGCGAAGATTTCCCGAGCGTCAAGTTTCCTTTTAGATGTCAGTGTTGATGACCCACGGCAGAATAACGGACGTTTAGTCTCCTGGACGGAATTTATTGACGAGCAGGAAAGCACTGAATATGACTGGATTATCCCAAATCTTTTAGAACGTGGCGAGCGGGTCATGGTTGTTGCAGCCGAAGGTGTCGGTAAGACAATGTTGGCTAGACAGGTGGCGCTGTGTAGTTCCGCTGGAATTCACCCGTTCACTTTTGAAAAAATGCCACCGATTTGCACTCTTACTGTTGATCTTGAAAACCCGCAGCGGATCATTCGTAGAACATCATCTGATATTGCTAGAAAGGCACTTCATTACGGGTTTACTAGCAACCTGAATGCTCATTTGCTGATCAAGCCTGACGGCATGGACTTGATGGGGTCAACCGATCGGCAAATTTTGGAAGATGCTATTGAATTAACAAAACCTGATTTAGTTTTACTGGGTCCTATTTACAAATCATTTGTTGATCCGGGTAATCGCACATCAGAGGCTGTAGCGATTGAAATTGCAAAGTACTTTGACTCTCTCAGGGAATGGTTTCAGTGTGCTTTGTGGCTTGAACACCATGCCCCCCTTGGAACTAGCATGTCAACACGAGATTTGAGGCCTTTTGGCTCAGCCGTGTGGTCACGGTGGCCAGAGTTCGGATTGAGTCTCACTCCAGATCCAACTGCCGTTGAAGGCTATGTTTACGATGTGCGCCATTTTCGTGGTGCCCGTGACAGGCGACAGTTTCCAGTTAAAATGACGAGAGGATTGACATTCCCGTTTGAAGTCCTTGAGTTTGCGAAGATGGAGTAGATATGTCAACCCAAAAGGGATTGACAAAAGAATTTCTTGCTGAACGTGATCTGCGTATTTTTAAAATGCGACAGGCTGGCGTAGCTACGACCGAAATTGGCCGTCGCTTTGGGTTAAGTACTGCGGCTGTCAACAGTGCTATCCGACGGCAGTTGGAAAAACTCAACCGGGAAGCCTTGATGGCCTATCCCGAGGTTCTTCGAATGGAACTTGAACGGCTTGATGCTCTTCAGCAGTCAATTTGGCCCCTGACCCAACACCGAAAAATTAAGATGGATGACGGGAGCGAAGTTCAGGTTGAACCGGACTTGAAGGCAATACAACAGGTTTTGGGAATCATGGACAGGCGATCACGTTTGCTTGGTATGGAGCAAACCAATGTCAATTTGTCTGTTGAACAGGCTGAACCATTTAGGGCTGCTTTGTCTGGGGCTATTGATAATGCACCGGCTGAAGTTAACGCTTTCAACCCTGAAACTGAAGCCCGTCAACTTTTGGAAATTATGGGTAATGCCGGTGTTCTCCCTCAAGAAACCATCAGTCAACTTCTTGCTGGAACTTCGCAACCCGCCCTTCCGGTTCCTCATGTTGTAAGCCAGGAAGAAGAGCTAAAATCCCTGGAAATTTTAAATGCTGAAATTCTTGATGATGAACCAGATGAGGTCATATATGAATGATGAAGAACTTTTTGGTGATTTGCCGCCCTCCAACATGGCTTCTGCCATGGACAAAGTTGTTGAAACAATGTCAATGGGTCGCAAGTCTAAGACGAATGCTCCAGATGGAGAGACAGCTTCCCGTCAAGTTATCTTGAGGGCGACTGAAGCTGACCATGAACGATGGAAGAACGCTGCTGCTAAGCAGGGCATTTCAATGTCAGAGTTTATACGAAATGTATGTAATACTGCCGCCTCTGAACTTCTTGATTGTCAGCATCCAATAGAGTTTCGGAAAATTTACCCGTGGTCTGATACCTGTTTGAAGTGCGGTGTTCGACTCAAGTAATTTAAGTAAAGTTTTTTACTGAAATACTGTTGTTTCACTAACCTCGTTGTCCAACATCTATTATTTAGATAGATCACGAGGCAAGGTGAGATAAATGCCATTGAGTCAATCACTAGATCACGCCACAGAATTCAAGGCTATTTCGGGTCAAGTCAATGTTGACGAAGCGCAGGGCATCGTTGAATGCTTCGTTTCGGGTATCGGAAACAAGGATTCCGTTGGGGATATCGTTCTTCCTGGCGCATTTACTGAAAGTCTAAAGCGCCGTAAGCCGCGCGTTGTTTGGGGTCATGATTGGAACCATCCAATCGGAAAAGTCTTGGAAATTTACGAGGTTGGTCCGACCGACCCACGCCTACCCGCCAAGTTGCGTGCCGCGCGAATCGGTGGCCTCTTTGCTCGTGTTCAGTTCAATCTGAAGTCAGATAAAGGACGAGAAGCGTTTAGCAATGTTGCGTTCTATGGCGAAGAACAAGAATGGTCAATTGGTTACAAAACCATAAATGCGATCTACGACAATGAACGACGCGCGAACCTCCTTCAAGAGGTTGAATTGTATGAAGTATCGCCTGTTTTGCATGGTGCTAATCAATTAACTGCTACCATTTCTATCAAAGCCGAAGATCAAAGCGGTCAGGTTGATTCTTTTGGCAAAAGCAAGTGGAAAATGTTTGACCGTGGTTTTGCCGCCAGAATCAAAGAGGACTATCCAGAGATTTGGGCAAAAGGTGGAAACATAAAGGGGAACGCCCAGTACGCGATTTTGACAAAAATCGCGGAGCAGGGGGGATCAGCCGACACTCCCGACCAGATCAACGCCCTCGAATTGCGAGAAGCGTGGGTGGCAAGGCACGCGGGCGACTTCAGACTCCCCGGCGTCATCGCTCAGATCAAGTGGCTGGCGATTGGGAGCAGGGGCGAGGACTACATGAAGAATGTAGTTCGGGAAGCCATGAAGAAATCGGATATGAAGAAATCCGACCAGAAGACAGCCCTCGAAGACGACGACGCAATGGCTCACGAAAAAGGCCACTGGATGGGGGCTTCCAGCGAGAGTCAAAACATGATGCGTTCACTAGCCGTCGAGATTGGGAAACGATTCGGCGGTCCGGTACGTATGCGCCAAGTATCGAAAAATCAAGTCATCTTCGATCATCTGCACAATGGAAAGCCGATGACGATGAGGGTGGGCTACCACTATGAAGATGGCCAGTTCATGTTCGGAGATCCGGTTGAAGTAGTGGCTCGTACTGTCTACATGGAAATGGAAGATGGTGACGAAGAGGCTGGCTACGGCAATGAGTACGAGGGCGACGACGAGGGAGAGGAACGGAATTATCCCAAGCCGTCTGACTACGAAGAGGACGATGAAGATGGCTACTCAAAGGCTGGTTGCTCTTGTGGCAAGACTGCTGGTGGGACCCTGTTTTTTTCTGATATTGATGAAATGCTTGATGCGCTAGACGCCTCTGACCTGGACTTTAAGGCTGGGCGCGTTATCAGCAGGAACAATATTCAAAAACTCCAGCAGGCCATTGACATTTTGCAAGAAATTGTCGCAGCTGGTGGTCGAACTGAAATTGAGATGAAAGAAGGGGATCTCATTTCAGCTCCTGTGGAGGAATTGTTTGCGCTGAAGTCATTTATTGATCCGGTTTTGGAATATCACGGAGCAATTGTTGACATTAGTGAGGACGGCATTTCCGTAAAGTCTGTTTCTGGTGATCGTTCAAACTTTGACAGCGCTATTTCAAACGCTCTCCAATCATTCACCACACTAAGAACAAAGGAACTAAAGTAAGCGGAAACATCATTGTTTCCCTGATGATGTTTACATCTCAGATAAACTAAGTGAGCACACATGGACGATGAAAAGTCTTTAGTGAAAGTGACAAACAAGTACAACTGCATGGTTTCAGGCCAAAAGCTGATGGAGCCATGCAACGGATGCACTAATCCCAAAGGCTGTCTTTCATCGGCTATGCAGTATAAGGAGAACGAGGAAATGGACGAACTCAACGAAAAAGCTGTCGTCAAGATTGATGCTGACGGTGGCGTCGTTAAGTGTGCCAAAGGGCTTGATGCTGGTGAATGCGGCTTCAAGGCTGGTGCAAAGGTCTGTGGCGCATGCGGTGCTATGGCTGTTCTCCAAAAAGATGATGTCGTTGAGGCTGAAGAAAAGGGTGCTATGGAACCCGCTGAAGCCGTGTCGGACGACAACAGCGATGAAGTGAATGAGATTCTTGAGGCTCGTCAGGCTCTTGAAGAAGAGCGTCGGATGGAAAACCTTGGAGCCAAGAGCGAAGACGAATCTATCGACGAAAAAGCAGCTATGAAGCCCATGGTTGCCGAAGGCGACGACACGGAAGAGGACGCGCCCGAAACACCCGAGGCCGAAGATGACGGCGAAGAAGAGGACACCCCTAAGGGTGGACTTGTGATGAAACCTCGCAAAGGTTCTCGACGAGTAGCGATGGAGTCAATGGGCGTCAAAATGGACGCCACAGATGATCCCGATGACTTCTTTTTGTGTGCGTCTGAGCGCAAGTGCTATCCAATGTCTTCCACCGTATGCGAAGGTTGTCCGGGCGGATGTCAGCCTGAAGATGGCATGCCTGGCCTACTAGACATTGAAGGTATGGCTCTGGAAATGGTTGGAGGGAAAGTGTTGACCTCTGCCTACAGTGAAGAGGGAGATATTTTCTTCGTTGATGTCCTCGGTAAGGACGGCCAGGCTGTTGAGTTCATTGCTGATGGATCAACTGGACAGATCCGCAACTTCCACCTTCTCTCAACCGCTGATGTTGAGACTTTGATTTCAGCTAAGAGCGCTGACCAGGATAGCGAAATCCGCCTGATTGACATCAAGGCTGCCGAAGCCATTGCTGTCAAGGCACTTCAAGACGAGTTTGGTACTGAGGGCCTTGTGATTAATGCCGACTCAGAAATTTTTGAAGGCTATGACGCTTATGTGTTTGAGGTTGATGCCAAAGACGGTTACTCATACGACCTCTATGTAGGCGTTGATGGTCATTTCCTTGGCACCGATGTTTATGACACCACTGAAGCTGAAGACATTGAGGCTGAAGCTGCGGAAATCGCTCTAAAGCGTGCTTATTCAGAGGAAGATCGTGCGAAGTTGGCCGAAGGTGGAATGGCTTTGCCTGACGGATCGTTCCCCATTAAGGATGAAGCTGACCTGCGTAATGCCATTCAGGCTTTTGGTCGTGCCAAGGATAAAGATAAGGCTAAGGCCCACATCATTAAGCGAGCCATGGATCTCAACCTGGAGGACCTAATTCCAATGAATTGGGTTCCTAAGAAGATGCAAGAGGACATGGACAACGAAAAGTCTGCTCTTGATGTCAGTGATCCTGAATTCCTGAAGAGTCTAATGGAATTTGAGATTTTGACTACCGAGGAAGATCTTCGTAACAAGTACTGATTCAACACTTGTTGATCAAACAAAGGAACGGGTGCGTGGACGCAAAGTCAGCGAAACTACGCGCCGAAAGTCTTATTCGGCGTACGGAAATCTTGAGGAATGATTCCTCGTTTAAGGGTTTTCGTGCTTCCCCGTCTTTTGTGGCATTTAAAGAGAAACCCTTTGTTGCTCATACCGAACTTGGTTATGCGTCTAATCGAGTTCTTGTTAAATCAATGCGGCATGACGGATCTCTTTCGCATGTTGCAATACAAAAGATATTTAGTAAGTCGCGGGCTGATCTATATAAGCGTCTAACTCTTGCTTTCAACAATGACTGTGGGTGCGGATGCGGTGGGGAGTGTTAATGGATGAACTAAACGAAAAAGCGACAACTCCGCCTGCTCTTCAATCTGTTCTTGATTTGCCGCAGGAGCGGATCAGTGGCGACATTCTTCGTGGGTATGGTCCACGGCGGGGAAACCTAGAGCGGTTGCTCAGGTACTGGCGTCCTATTATGCGAAAGCCCGGAGGTTTTCGTCGTTGTCGACGAATTCTTGCAAATCACCCCGAACTTTACCCTTTAGAGCGTATTTGCGCATGGTTGCATCATGAGACAACTGGCTTATGGCCAAACGAAGGCTGTCATCATCCTGGCATGAAAAATTGCCGTGGGAAAATACGAAAAGGAATTCGTGGGTCTTTGTGGACTGATCGTGAGTTTAATGCTCGGATGAACCGTCGATTCCGTAAACGCAAAAAAGAACTTGGTGCGCCCGAAAATTATGTTGTTACCGAAGGCGACTACTCATACGCGATGAATGTACTTAGTGAATTCGTGGAGATGGAGAAAGGTTTTATTGATTATCTCCGTGATACCAAGACATGGGTCCATGAAGGTCAGGACGAAAACGGTAATTGGGTTGAGCATGAATGGTCACCATCCAAGGAAGGTGGATGTGGCTGTGGGTGTGGCGATGCCTGACCGCCTGGTTCGTCCACTAACTTTCACTAGACATTTCGCCCCTGAACTAAAGGGTCTGACAGGTTTATATTTCATGCCTGTTGGCGATGATCAGGTGTTGGCTGATCATAAAGCCCGTTTGTACATCAACCGTGCCTTACGTCGTAGCAATGTGAAGGTCGGCGCAGTTGGTAGTCGAAATCCTGTCGGTCAGGCTGGCCAAGCTGTTGGAACAATTATTGCTCCTGGAAATATAAGTCCAGCCCGGAGTCCAATTCGCTCGGGGATAGCGCGCGCCTTGACGCCTGGTGGTGGCCGCAACCGTTTAGGGGTTCCTGATAAACCTGAACGTGGATACCGATGTCCTGAAGGTTTTCAGTTTGGTGGCCGTTTTACTGACTCTGATTTTACAACTTGTGGGAAACAACTTTTTGATGTTCCTTCTTTGAAGGAAACTATTGCTCAAGCCGTTTATCGTACACGTTCGCGTCGCAAGCCATCATCGGAAGCCGCTACATCATCCGATGTTAATGTTGAAACGGTAGCGCCAGGCGAAGTTGATCGTAGTAATGAACTAATGGTTAGGCGCGCAGCACGAGTTCCCGAAGTTGGAGATGCTGGTAAGTCTGCTAAGTCATCCGCTGAAAAGGACGCTGTCAAAAATATTAAAAATCAAGACTCTACAGATGCGGTTTTAGTGCGGCGTGATGGATATGTAATGGTTCCAATTGTTTCGGAGGCTGAACTCCGGAAGGTTCCAGACAACAGAAATATGGAAGATGCTACATGGATAAAGTCCGTGCGTGATCCTGCTGAACTAGGTGGGGAAGAGCTCGGTCTTCTTTCTAATACGGGCGTTACCAAGATTACTTATGTCGCTCCGAATGGTGTTGTGATCAGTCTTGAGCGTACTCGCACCCTTGAAACTGGCGAGCGTCGACAACTTGGGAAAGACGCTAATACTGCAGCAAAGATAGATGTATCCAAGGATCCGCTTGCCCGTTTAAATTTCATTGTTGAGAACTCCGATGGAGCATTTAAGCTTTCTACTGACTTCGGTGATGTCAAGGATCCCGAACAAGTGCAGGCGGGTGGGAAAAATAAGGGCATGCAAAAATGGGCTGTTGAGGCTTTTGTAGATACGCCCGAGTTGCGTGTTGAAGAAGCGGCTGACCTTACGGAAGCCGATTCTGATGCCGAAGCACCTGATGTCTCGGCTCCATCGGCAGACGCGGCCGCTACTGTAGCGCCGTCCTCGCCCAAGGATCGTATTGATTCAGTTAAAGAGGCTGTTGAGCATTTGAACAAGGGTGGGCTTCTGGCTGATATTGACCCATCAATTCTTTATGAGTCTTTGAAGCAGGCTGATTCCTATCAAAGCCGAAAGTTGCGCGATGACATTACTGTTTTTGAGGGTCCTAATAAACAGAAATTAATTCTCAAAGAGAATAATGTTGATTTTGAACATATCAGTGCTCATTTTTCATCTGAAATGTTACGCGAATTGGGTGTTCAAGCACCTGCTGTGCGTTTTGCCGGTACTGAAAGCAATCGACCGTTTGTCTATAGATCGCCTGACAATGTGATTGAAGGTGCAGAACTTGATCGCTCAATTCGTTCCGAAGATCTGCCACCGGAAAGAATTTTAGGTATTCAGGTTGCTGACTGGCTTACTGATACTCGTGGCAGAACAGCAGCATCGGTTGTCGGGGTTCGTGTCAATGACGAAGTTGAGCCTGTCGCTACAATCGGCCCAAAGTCTGCTCTAATTGGTCTTGACGAACAAGAACTTGCTGCACGACGCGATCTTGACATCCAGGAGTTTTTTAACACTACTACTAATGCATATGGACAGGTTTTTACAGATCGCCCCCAAGAGGATAAGGATCTGTTGCTACAGATTTTAGAGTCGCTTATTGAACAGGCTAATAATTTTTCATGGGAAGATTATCGAGACAAGTTGTCTGCTGATGGAATCGTATCTGAGGCTGAAAAAAAGCATTTAGAAATTGTGCAAGGGATCTTTAATCAGCGTTTAGAGGCGCTTAATCGTTCGCGTGAAACTATTCAACAGGTTCTGGGTTTGACATGACGCACAGCATTACACTTGTAAAAGACTCTTTGACGGGGGATCTATATGGTGCAGTTTTGCACTCCGACTCCTCAACTAAAAGCATTGGTTTTTCCTCCAACGCTAAAGCGTGGGCTGGATGGGCAAACGACTCAGAAGCCTCCTATACGGAGATTAAGGAGACTTTGGATTTCACGCTTCAGCAGGAGAAGCCACTGGCACTTAACGCCAAAACGCTTGCGATGTTGCGTGAAACTCTTCCTGACTCGGCCTATTGGCGTGTAAAACGACTTGTCCCTGATACTGCTGTTCTTCAATACGGTCCGAAACACAAGACAATGGGGACTCGTTATGTCTCTAAGCGAGTCATTGACCGCAAAGAAGCAATTTCGGGTACATTTGCTCAACCTTTATCAAGTTTTTCTTCTGAGAATCGCGCCGCTGTACTTTCGTTTAAATCTCAATATGCGGCAACCCAGGAACGATATGCCAATTTAAATCATCAGGTAAAAGGGTCGCGCGCAATTTTTGACGCAAATATTGGTCCAGGTGGCGGTTGGCGTTGTCCTGATGGAACCTTGTATGGAGGTCAAATCACTGATCGTTTTGGCCGTGGCTGTGGTGGCGGTTTAACACGTCGCATTGGTCGAGCGCTACTACGTGCGGGTCAACGCTTAGATGATATCGGTACTGCATCTGATGCGCGTCGTCTTGCTAGGCGCACACGCACTGCAACCAATCGTCGTGAGCGTCGCGAAGCTCTTGGAAACTTCTTTGACGCCACGGGCGATAAACTTGAGGCTTGGGCTCAGGCATTAATCGGTGATTATGTGCCTGGTGAGGGTGGCCGTCGACGACGTCGCGGGCTTGATGCTGGAAAAGTTACACGTGTCGCTAAGGGTAAAAAGAAGCGTGTCATACCTGAAACGAGTCCTGTAGGGAAAAAGAAGGGGACACGCAAGAAAAAGGGTACTCGTGCTCGTCTAGCCGATTTCTCTGATCGCATTTCTGATGCGTCTGAGCGGATGGCTCGCCGTCTTGTTGGTGATTACAAGCCTGACAAGAAGGAGCGCAAGAAGAAGGGTTCAAAGCGGGAGTCGGCGGCGGAAAAACTTGATCGTTTGGCGCAGGCTCTTGAGCGTACAGCCAGTCGCATTTTGGGTGGTGGCGGTCGACGCGAGCGTCGCCGTAAGGATAAAACTCCTGTTGATCGTAAGCCTCTTCCGAAGAAGTCTCCGACGAAGAAGCCTTCTGCTAAAAAGCCGACACAAAAGAAGACTCCGAAAAAGGTTGATAAGCAATCAAAGATTTCTGCGCTTCAGAACGATATTGATTCTCTCAATACGCAGATTGCCAACCTGGATTCTGAACTTGACGAACTAGAGGCGCGAGATCTACCAACCGCTGATCTTGCGAAAAAGTATAAAGAACTTCAAAAAGAACGTGACGCTAAGTTGCTGGAGCTCACGAAACTTGAGTCTTCGGATCCCACTAGCCCTTCCAAACTTCCAGCCAAAAAGCCTTCTGGTAAACCATCTGGAACGCCAAAAAAGAATCTTCCAGGTAAGCAACACGGTGGTGCTTATACAAAACCGGAGAATGCCAAAGCCAAAGCCAATGCCATGTCGGTTGAGGAAGGCAAACCTCTCTATGTCGTTCAGGATGCTAAAGGCAAGTATCGGGTAGTTGACGAGGATCGACTTGCAGCCGATGACAGTCTTCAAGTAATTTTTGCAACAGATCAAGAGGGCGGTTTCATTGATATCGCTGATATTGACTCTCCTGTTGAGGAAATTATTAGCGAGGTAAACCAGGCTTCAGAAGCGGTAGATGCTGCCGCAAACGCTCATCTCAAAGATCTTGATGTTGATGCTCTTGATTTGGAATTGAAGCGTTCAAAGACTGGGGCGTTCTTGCCTGAAACTTTTGACAAGCAGACATTGGACACTTATTCCAAGTTTGCTGATCAGAAGTTCCGTGAGGAGTTCCACAAGGAGCGGATGACTAACTGGCGTTTTTGGCAGAATACTTTGGGTGACGACAAGTTAGAGGGTGTTGAAGATTCTAAAACGATGCTCGCATTGATCGATAAGGCAATCGCTGATGAGGGTGCCTCTCCCGACGCTAATCAATCTGTTCTTGGCGTGATGCGTGCTGAGCGTGCCAACTTCCTGGCGATGTGGGTTCCAAATGAAGGTGATGAAGAGGTCAACTTCTACGAGCGAATCAATTTTGTTCAGCCAAAGCGTCGACAGGCTGTAATCAACAATTCTCAGCTTGGTGATCTGCTAGTTGGTCAGAAGAAGTCTAAGAAGAAGGAGAAGCCGAAGAAGGTTTCTGCAAATTCAGTTATTAAACCTGTTGACGATGCTGTTCCTTCTGCTGGTGATATGGGCAAGAAGGTTCCTGATCCTGATCCGGATCCAGACGATCCGCCGGTCAAGGACTTTGGCGAAATGACAATGGCTCTGTTGAATAAAGATATTGAAAAACTTCCGACATCTTCTAAGGAAGTAAAGGCTAAGGCTAAAGAATCTAACTACTCTGAGTTCCGCGACTCTGACGGCAAAATTGATATTGCTACTTTTGATAAAGAATCACAAAAGAATCTTGATTCTATTATTGAAGACTTCAACGCAATGGAAACCCGCATTAATAATGGCGAGGTTGTTTCGCAAAGTGAACTTGATGAACTTGCCGAACGCAATACGGCACACAAGGCTCGTCAGGCAGTTCGCGAGGATCTTAAGACTCAGTATGAGACGGAACTGGCAATGGCCGAAAAGGCCAATAACAACACTGTTGATACCGAGCCTACAACTCCTGCTGGAGTTCCGGACAAGCCTTACAGTCCTCAAGACGCCTACCAGACTGAACTTAAGACATTCTCTGATACACCTGACGTCAAAGATGCGTATGTCGCCAAGACTCATTCAATATACGCAAACAATATCTGGTCATCTGACATTAATGATCCGGACGAAATTGATAGCAAGGTTGACAATGTTATTGCGATTATCACCATTGACAAAGATGCGGCTGAGGATCGTCTACAGAAGTTCTTGGCTGGCGACTACACATACGATCCGGACGACCCTTTCTCACCAAATCTTCAGGATGATATTCGACTACAACTTGCGTATTCGCCGATTCTGGAAAAATTGGAGGTTACTAGAGGTTCGCTCAAAGACAAGTTGGCTGGTAAAGCATCCAAGATGGATGCGAAACAGGAAAAGTCTGCGGCACTCAAGAAGGTTTATGCGGACGGCGTTAGTAGCGGCTTTGATGCAACCAAACTTGAGTCCAAACTTGATGGCAAGTTAGCGGGATCCAACTTTGACGAAATAGTTGCGCGACTTTCGGTTTTGCCTGACTCATATACCACTGACGAGGATTTTGATTCTCTGTCCTTGGATGAGAAGGTCGCTTTCCTCAAGGCTCAAACTGGCGGTACCGACGACGCTAAATCTTTGGGTCGCATCTACCAGCGACTTCACTATGAACGTTATGGCTCCAAAGAAAGTCACATCACCCTAAAGGGATATCTTGAGGGCCATGAAGAGCGCATGTCTTCTGGACAAACGCTTTCTTATAAAGCGATTGAGCTGCAGGCATCAAGTGATTCCAAGGTTTTGAATGATCTTCTGGACAACATGACCGCTAATCCTCCGGACGGGGAACTGGATCGTCTCCAGATGGAAGGAAGTATTGCTACTGCTCGCAACAATGTCATAGCAAGTCAGTTGGCTATTTTGACATCGGATGCGGATCCAAAAATCAAGGCCAACGCCTATCAGTCTTTGAATGAAAACATTGAGCAGTTGCGGGAGCCATTGAAGTCAGAATTCAAGACACGTTTCTTGGCGGCTTCCGGTCTTAAGCCTGGTGCTAAACCGAAGTCTGCTACAAATATGCCCACCTCCGACAAGTTTGACCCGGCTGCGTTGGGAACAACTGATATTGACGGCAGAGCGATTGCAAAAACAGTTCCGATTGGTACTGGAGGAATATTCACACCGGAGCAGGCTTCGCTCGCTGTTGCGAGTGGCTCGCCATTGAGTGTGATTCCCGATGATCTTCTTGCTTCCTCTATCAAGGATCACATTGGAGATACTAAGCGTTTCCGAATGTTGAAAATTCAAAAGGGTTTTAATGGTGACACTACTGCCGTGTTGGATATGACGACAGGCAAAAAGTACATTATTAAAACTGAAGACAGGAACCATCTTGGCCATATTCAGGAATCTGCCGCCGCTCTCCTTGCCCAGGAACTGGGTTTCGGTACAGTTGGCGTTCGCTACGGTTCACCAGTAAAAAATGTGAATCTTCCATCAGCACAGATGTCGGCTGAAGGTGTTTCTACTGGCTTGGGTCGAACAATGGTACTTGAACACCTTGAGAACCTTTTCCCCTCAAGCGTCACCGACAAGGTTGTTGTTGATTTTAATAATTTGCCTGCTGGAGCGGAACTTGATGGTGAGTCGCTTGCTCGCCTGATGGTGTTTGATCGTGCAATGAATTACTTTGATCGCACTCCTGGCAACCTTTTCTTTGTTAAGACAGCCAGCGGTAAATGGGCCGCTCATCCCATCGATCATGGCAATGCGTTCCGTCCTTGGGGTGGTTCCGGTTCGGAGCAGGCTACGGGATTTGTGTCAATCACCAAGGGCGACAATGTTGATTTGATGGGTCTTGCTAAGAAGTTGGATCCTGAGGAGACACAGAAGTTTGCTAAGGCACTGGTTGATGCGAAAAAGCGTTTCCAGAAAACTGATTTTTCTGCGTCGTTTGGGGCTATCGGGAAAGCTAGCCCCCATACGGATGATGAACTTGCCCGGCTAACCAAGCATGCTGACTTCCTTACAGCTCGCAAGACTGATCTGGATTGGGATGAGATGGTTAAGGTCGGATTGACTAGCGTTGGCTTTTCTGGTGAGGACATTGAGAGTCTCACAACTTTGCCGCCGCAATATAAACTTCCGGAAAGAACAAGAACTATCGCTGATCTAGATACGGTTATTGAGAAAACTCGTAAGTCTGGGGGAGCACCATTTGTTCGTATGGCTCATGATGGCGATCAGATTGAGTTTAACGAGATGCGAGTTGCTGAAATGACATTCGTAGGAACGCCAAATATGAAGGTCGGCGATAAGGCTACTAAGGCCACTCAGTTCAGTTTCCGTCGACGCGGTGAAGCTACTGGAGTCGTTCCAGATCCTAGTGACGGCTGGGTTGTGTTGGGTTCGGGTCATATTGTTCCGCAGAGAACGGCGGCAGGCAAGATCAGGATGAATTTTGCCTTGACTGATCCTCACACATCACCCGGTACGGATTATGGAAAGACCACTTGGTATAAAGAACTTGATGACGGTTCAATCGTTATGATCACATCTTCTGCCAACAAGAAACATACTGCCGATGAGATGGTGCGTATTATTATTCCCGACAAGAAAACTGGAAAGACAAGTTCTCCTGCTACTTCAGATCAGTTAATTTCCGCACTGAAGGCGGCGGGTGTTACCGATACCTCACCTCCGGACGCTGAAAAGATTGCGGCAACAGCCAAGTCAAATATTTTCACTACATTGACTGGTAAGAAACTTTCTGGTGAGAGTGATCCTGATGGTGCGTTGGATGCCGCTTTAGGTACATGGGGTTTAACGCAAGATGACATTCGCTTAGTTCCTAGCCCAGATGGCGGTTATGATATCGGCTTTACTCCTGACGCGGCGAAAAGTCTTGCCGAGCAAATTGAGAAGAAATCAGGTGTTACGTATGTTTACCACAACCACCATAGTGGATCTTCAAAAAGTTTTGCTTCTGGCGCGATGCTTTCAACATTGCAACGGTACGAACACGGAATTCTGAAATCTGGATCCTCATCCGCGTCGGATATGGATACTCATGGGTCAGGAAACTGGCTGTACTTCTACAAAGGTTCCGGTCAAGCAGGAACAGGCTACTCTGATTACCAGTCTTCTATGCCACTGGATATTGCGCTGTTGCGTGGTGATTTCCGTGCATTTTCATACGATGCGTGGGGAGATATTGACGCCTATCAATCCCTTGAGCAGGGTTTTGGTGGTGGTGACGGCAATGAAGTGGATTTCCGTAGCGGAGTATCGTTTGGTCGCATGGTCACCATTGTTCCCTCTGCTTCCGTACGAGAGGAATTTATTCAGGCTGCCAAAGATGCCGGTAACGATATTTTAGGTGGTATCCCGGTTGAAAAACTTGTCGCGGTTAAGGGTGATATTGCTGCTATCCAGGCAGGTTTTGATGCGATCCGAGAACAGGTTGGTTTGTTATGAGTTCATTTGTTGGGATAATTCCTGAGTCATGTTCATTTACGGAATCTCATATTGAATCGTTTGCGACAACGCCTTTTATGAGAAAAGCGCTATCTGCGGAAGAACGACGCAAGGGGCTGATTTTTAAGGGTCCGTTTGTTGTTAAGCATCCCAGGTTTAGTAATCCGATTTTGGCCGTAGATCTTCGGGCGGTAGATAACAATCTTTTTGTTTTTGATGATGGCGACAAGTTTTTTGAGATTCGTGCTACGGGAAAAGTTCGCTGGTCGGATAATCATATTGTGATTCCGTATAAAAGTGAAAACGGTAGATCGGCGAGCGTGCGTATTCGACGACTGATGGAAAGTGATATCTCTTCCTTTTCTGATGAGAAACTTTCGTTGGATGCATTTGCCAGGAAGATGTACAAGTATTTGATTACGGACGCTATGGCTTTGGGAGATTTCAATGTCTAAGAACATGGCTTGTATTAAGCAATTGTGGGACAAGAAGAATCAGGAGTATGTTCCCAGTTTGGTTTTCTACAATCAGGGGAACGATTTTTTTGTGGTGGGCGATCCTGATACTTATGCTCACGCGCAAGCTGATTCCATGCGACGCTTTATTGCTGGTGTTCCTAATGAGGATCGCGCTAAGGCGATAGCCGACATTTTTGATAATCATCGAACGCCCACTGATGGTTACGGCATTGAATCTGAAGTGTTGTCGTATGACGATAATAAAAAGATGGTAGATAAAATGTTTGCGATGCTTTTCACTAAGCCTAAGCCAGTCAGCGAGTAATTATGGCAAAGCAGGAAGATCCGAAGAAAATGGCTTACCGAATGGCTCGATACATGGGTTGTTCGGGCGTGCATCAAAATGATGACGGTGTATGGATGCCATGTTCGTCTTTTGAAGAGTTGCAACGGCGATCTAATGCCGCTGAACCTAGGAAGAAGTCGGCTTATGTGGAAGATGAAAAACCAAAGACGCGAAAGAAGAGGGGATCTAAGCCGAAAGGCTGGGAAGAACTAACTGGTCGTGGTCCCGTAGGGTTTGAGACTCTTCCAGGTGGCGGGCTGGTTTCTATGGCTGTAGGTAAATCTAAAAGCCCGTGTTGGCCTGGATATGTCATGGTCGGTATGAAGCCCGGCGAGAACGGCGAAATGGTTCCGAATTGCGTTCCAGCCGATTCTGCTTCTAAGGGTGATGTTATTTATGGGCGCGCTCGCCCTCGGCTCGGTGATCCTGATGTTTACACGGATGCCAATTCTGCTCGGGAGCGTTCACGGATGATGGGGTGTATTGGCATTTCTCGTCGTCAAACCCCAACAGGCGAATGGGTTTGGATGCCTTGCTCAAATATGTCTGACTATCGTCGTCGTACTGGCCGTGGCCAGCAGGCTAGACGTGATCGTGAGCGAAGTGAGCGTCGGCTTGCTCGTCGACTAAGCCGATACATGAAGTCAGAATCAGTTGGTATTGAAACTAAGGCAAAGAAGAGGAAGGCCCGGTCGGATCGTCTGGCCGCCACTCCAGCTCTTCCTTCCGAGCGTGTTCGTGGATCTTCCCAGAACCCCAAGGGTTCGGCGCGCTCAACTTCTTCTGGATCCAGCATTACATTGGATGAAACAACTTTAAGAGCCTTGAATTCTAAGGTTCGTCAACATAACGAGCGTATGAGAGAAAAGGAAAAGCCTGCTCACGCTATGGCTTCTCTTGGGATGTTGAAATCTGTGTGGCGTCGTGGGGCTGGTGCGTTTTCTGTTTCGCACAGACCTGGCATGACCCGTTCCCGATGGGCATTTGCCCGTGTCAACGCTTTCTTGCATTTGTTGTCTACCGGCAAGCCCAAGAACGAACGATACACGACAGATAACGACTTGCTTCCTAAGGATCATCCCCGTAAGGCTGGTTCTGTAAAGTCATTAACTATGCCTGTGACACCTCAAATTTTCTAAATACCTGTCAACTTCTGTATTACTAAATGTGTAGTTCCACTAGGGAATATCAATAATCTGTTATCTTGATATTCACTGCGGTGGCTGGGTGCTTACCTGAGCTTTACTGACCAGTACAGCAATAATCAACCCACAAATCCTCACAGGAGTAAAGATCATGTCATTCGACGACAGTCGCCTAAGCGAACTTCAGGGTGCGCTGCGGGCAAAGATGGCTGACAACAAGGCCATTGCAGATTCATTCAAGTACGAAGACGGTGTGATGCAGGTTTCATCCGAGCAGAAGACCGCTTTTGACAAGAACATGTCAGACATCAAGGAAATCAAGGGTCTCATTGAGGGTCTTGAGGCGATGCGCGATATGGACCGTTGGGGCAGTGAAGCTGCCAGCGAATCAGTAGCCGCTCAGGCTGCTGCCGCTGCCGGTCACGCTCCCATGCGTGGCAAGAGCCTCGGCGAAATCTTCACAGATTCCGTTGAGTTCAAGGCTCTTGACGGTGGACGCAACGGCGCCAACATGCCTTCGCCATTCGTGCTCAACGCACAGGATGTCACCGGCATGTACGGTCAGAAGGACATCTACTCGTCTTTGCCGAGCGGAACCCCTGGCGCTTTCGGAAGCATCCAGCGTGATCCAATCATCGTTCCTCCGATGCGGACTCGCCGCGTTCGTGACCTGTTCCCAGTTCGTACCACCACCGCTGCGGTGATTGAGTACTTCCGGATGACAGGTTTCACCAACAACGCTTCGTCCGTTGCTGAGCGCTCTGGTTCGGCTTTCGGTGTCAAGCCCCAGTCAGGTTTCACCTTCGCTGGCGCTCAGGCTCCGGTCCGCACCCTCGCTCACTGGGAGGCCGCACACCGCAATGTGCTCGCCGACGAGCCGCAGCTCCGTAGCATCATCGACAACGAGTTGATGTACGGCTTGCGTCTCCAGGAAGACGAGCAGATCCTCAACGGCGACGGCACTGGCGAAAACCTTGAAGGTGTTCTCCAGACCACAGGAATCCAGACATACGACTGGTCCGACGGTGCAACCGACCCTGTTGCTGACACCAAGGCTGACGCAATCCGTCGTGCCGCCACCTTGTCCTTCCTGGCTTACTACGAGCCAACCGGTGTGGTTCTCCACCCGAATGATTGGGAAGACATTGAATTGACCAAGGACAGCAACGGGCAGTACCTCGTAGCCGTCTCGGTCGCCATGGGCGGCGAGCCTCGTATCTGGCGCATCCCCGTCGTAGAGACCCCGGCTATCGCCGAGGGAACTGCGCTCGTTGGTGCGTTCGGTACTGGTGCTCAGCTGTACGACCGTGAGCAGGCCAGCATCCGTATCTCGGAGCAGCATGCTGACTTCTTCGTACGCAACGCCATTGTGGTGCTCGCAGAGCAGCGCCTCGCCCTCGCGGTCAAGCGTCCGGAAGCCTTCGTGAAGGTCACCTTCGACGCCGCTCCCTCTGCCTGATAAACCAACTCGTTAGAGTTAGTTAGGGATACCCCCCGGTTCGCCGGGGGGTTTTCTCTTTCTCGGCTAATGTTTTGTTAATGAAACCCGAATTGCGTTTTTGTGTAGTTGGCGCTGGCACAGCCGGTTTAATTAGCGCACTTCTTTTGCGGCGGGCGTTCCCTCTTTCACCCATTGATGTTGTTTATTCGGACGATATTGGCATTGTCGGCGTTGGAGAAGGAAGTACGGAACATTGGTCTACATTGATGAAGATCATGGGTTGGTCTCCGTTTCAATTAATTCAGCAGACTGACGCCACGCATAAAGTTGGTATCAGATTTGAGGGATGGACAAAACACACCCCTAGCTACTTCCACTCAATTCGTGGAAAAGGCCAAACAAATGAGTTCGGTTTTCCGATGACCTACTCTGGTTTTGTTGACCAAGACAGGTTGGCTTCGGATGTAACTGGTGTCTTGGGAGTTGAGGATGGCTGGGTAACGGGGGTCAATCCGCATACTTCTGTCAATCAGTATCATTTTGATACTTTCAAACTGAACGCTTTTATGCGAGAACACGCTCGGGCACTCTCTGTAAATTTTATTGAGGGTCGTGTTTCTGAGGTTGTTAGATCAGGGGTTGACGGTTCTATCCAGAAAGTTCTTGTAGATTCAAACATCTCAGTTGATGTTGATTTCGTTATTGATGCTAGCGGATTCAAACGCGAGATCTTGTCCGGTCACCTTGACAACAATTCGTGGGTATCTTTCAGCAACTTTCTTCTGGCTGACTCTGCTGTTGCTGGCCCTGTTTCTCACAGTGATCCCGAGCAGATTCTTCCCTTCACTCGGGCCGTAGCGCAGCCTGCTGGATGGATGTGGGAGATTCCCACCGTGAATCGCAGGGGTCGTGGCTATGTGTATTCGTCTGCTCATAGTTCTCGGGAGAATGCTGAGGCGAATCTGCTGATGCTTCCTGATTGTGACTCCTCATCATTGAGGCATTTTTCTTTTGAACCAGGATATGTATCGCAACCTTGGTCTTATAACTGTTGCGCTGTTGGTTTATCATCAAGTTTTGTTGAGCCTTTGGAAGCAACCAGCATTGCAGTAACGATCAATCAGGTTCTCATGCTGATCCAGAATCTTGCCGGTTATACGGGCGATAATACTCCATCGCTTACCTACAACAAATTGTTTGCAGGCATGATGACGAATGTTCTTGACATGATTCGACTCCATTACCTGACTGACTTGGAAACATCAACTTTCTGGACTGATGCCAAAAACATGGACATTCCTGATTCGTTGCAAGAAAAACTGGAGATCTGGAAGCACCGCCCGCCACTTCCATCAGACTTTTCAAACTCTTGGTCAATTTTTACGGATTCACACTTTTTCCATGTAGCCCAAGGTCAGGGCTTGATCGGCAAAGTGGCCTGCTCTACCGCTATTGATAGGTTCAATCAGCGTGCGCTAGTAGAGTCTGAAATGACGTCGCTCCTTCTAGAAAAAGCCAACAATTACAGGATTCAACATGCTGAAGCGCTCAAAAAGATATTTGAAGTTGCGTAGAGTTCGCCATTACGGCGATATTACTCCTCCGCGACGCAACGAGATTCTCATTTCTACCCTTCATGATCATCTTTTAGAATCTGGGATGCCACATTTAAATAGAGGGAATCGTCCGTCATGGTGGTCAACTCTTCCTTCTTTGCCTTCGTCGTATCGCCGTTGTTACGGCATCAATGATTTAATGCAGAATGGTTTTAGCATCAATATGTGGTGCGATGTTGACGTTACGCACGATCACAGTGAACAGCGAATGAATGTGCGTCTTTCAGCTCGCGAGTTTCAATGTGAAAGTTTTTCCTTTGATCAACTCGGTCACTGTCCTATTACAAATGATCGAGAGTTAACTGAAGTGGCGTTCCCTAAGTTGGTGTCTCCTTTTAATGTCAGGACACCCAAGGGTTGGTCAATTCTGACATTTCAGCATCCATTGTCGTACTCGTGTGACTATCAAGTCATGCCTGGTGTGATTCATACAGACTTTTATCACGAAATAAATGTTGTTTTAAATCTTATGACTGGGCGGGATTTCACTATTAAGGCTGGGACTCCAATGTTGTACTGCCTGCCTATTCGCCGTTCTGAGATGGGTGTGTTGAAGAACATTGTTTATGGCGGTGAGGAAGTTAGTCGGGTGATGCAAGGACATGGTTTGGGTTACAGTGGCATTTTTGTGTCTCCCAGAAATCACAAGGGTTTATATCGCCAGCGGTTGCGAAAAGCCGACGAATAAACTAATAGCCATGGTAAAATCTCCTGTGGTGGAGGTTTGCCATGCGGGAAAGATTGCGTCGGCGGTGGTTCCTTATAGTCGCCATCTTTGCGGTTCTTTTGGGTCCAGCCGCCATGCGAGCAGAGGCTCAAACCTCTAGCGCAATCATCTTTTCTTACGGCTATAACTATGTAGAACAGTCCGTAGACATCACCAGTTTTGCTGGATCCATGGCGACCGTTAGCGCAACTGTCTCAGCCATGCAAATACAAGGCGGACCTGACAAAGTTGCCGTAAAACTGCTTTTCCGCAATGGAGAAGGTCAGCAA